GAGTCTGCGGGGGTTGTCGCTACTGCTTTGAACAACGCTGATGGCATCACCATGTGCGTCAGAGGCGGTGTTGTTCTTGATATAAAAGCTGAAGATTTGCCGCCAGATGAAAAGCTTTCTGCGTTCCATATTTCACTAGCAAAGCGTGGGGTTTATGTAGACAGCCCAAAGCATGACCAAATATACAGATTGGCAGGCGCGAACATCACCCATGGCACTTATGACTTAGATGTCATCATAGTTAACCCTGACATGTGGGACGCTATTCCTGAAGAAGATGCAGGTTCTTTGCGCGATAAGAAGATCCTGAAGATGCCGCGTTACATGAACCATAGAGTGGATCGTGTTGCAGAAAGGGTGTTACCTGCCGCAGAACTTGCTAGATACGGCGTCCTTGGACATCAAGCAAGTGTGTTGAACTACGTTGGTGTTCTAACTCATGGGCTGTACGGCGCTGCTAAGTACGCTTATGCACTAGATCGTATTGCTCCTTTTACGAATAACTTGAGCGACGAAAAGAAAGCTCAAGCCGAAGCGTATATAGGACGATGCGAGTCGCAGTCTAAATTCATTAAGTCCTTAGCGGAGAGCAACTAATGGCCTTAGTCCGTACTCGTATATTTTCTATTGTAGATGCTGAGTTTGATCGTGTATTCGATGGCTCGTTGGCTATTATGACTGACCCGACCACGGGTACATACCCCTTCGAGGAGCTTGGACTGACAACATACGAAGATCAGAAGAATTTCGTCCGCAAGGTGTGTCAAAATCAAATTGAAAGTTCTAATACATTTTGTTTCAAGACTGAAGAAGATGGATTGCTTCTAACTATGGTTTTCGGCACAGCCGCAAATAGCCAGTTAGAAATGTACTATTGGCTTGGTGCAGACGATGCTAACGGCAGCAGAGGTTATGTGTACGACAAAGCAAACGTGCTTTCTTTCCATACATGGCTGAAAGAACAAGGCATAACTACTATAAGAAGCCACCTAAATGAAAAGGCGGATCGTCTTAAGGGTTTCACAGAGGATACCGCTTCTATAATACAAGAGGAGTCAGGGGATTGGGGGATATCAGAAGTAGATCCGTATAGTGATGAAGATAGTCCCAGCGGTCAGGAATCTCGTAATTTCAGAAAACTGACGATGAACAGTAACGCAAACATCGTCGTTGATGGCGACTAAGGATAAACAATGTATATACCCGAAACAATTGACGTAGATGGTACTGAGTACAAGGTCGCAGACCTGCCAGAAAAACTACAGAACCTGCTGGTAGAACACTGCAACGCCACCTTACAACAGACGGCGTATGAGCGTTTGTGTGCCACGCTTGCGGATGAGATAGCTCATGGCGTGAAGGATTGGAGTTCGATGAACACCGAAAGCATCCCAGATTTGAGGCCAGTTACATAGGAGGCTTTTATGTTGGACTTTATAGGCAATGTAATTGTGATCGTTACGGGCATTGTTACCGTTGCGTCACTGATTGCAGCAGCCACAGATACGCCAAGAGATGACGAGATGATAGGTAAGCTCTACAAGTTGGTGGACATCTTGGCTCTAAACATCGGCAAGGCTAAAGACTGATGGACGTTGGTGCTGTTGGTGGAGTACCTCAAGTTAGCTGGAAGCAGGTTGCTGTTCAGAAACAAGAAGTGCTTAGGACCGGCGGGGACGGTGAGCTAGTGCGTGAAGCCATACAAACTATAACGCCCACCGTGTACACCCTGAAAGACGGCAGGATTACGGTAGAACAGTTGGCTGCATCGCGCTCAGTAGACTTGATGGTATGACCGAAGAAGAGTTGGAGTTCTGGCGAGAAGAGTCTTCTGATTCTAAGCTTGAAGTGGTGGTATTCTTATGTCAGATAGCACTGATTATGACATTGGCGATATTACTGAAGCCGTTAGAAGGGCTATTCGAGAAGCTCAAGAGCAAGGTTTCGTCGCGGTTGTAGTGACGGGAAAGGTTAACGCGGTGTGGTGGCATGCGGCATCAGAGATGCTGCAAGAAACCAGACAAAATATGCGAAAGGCAAGACAAGTATGACTCCAACAGAAAAAGCCATCTCCAAGATTGAAGCGCACGAGAAAGAATGTGCTATCCGCTATCAAGGTATTGAGCAGCGCCTGCAAGATGGCAGCAAGCGATTTGATCGCCTTGAACTTATGATCTGGGGGGTCTACGCCACAGTAGTTGTCGCGGTTGCCCTTCCTCAGTTCTTAACTTAAAAATTTTTTGCAATGATTATCGAGTCAGTTGCTGCCGCTGGAATGTTGCTCCAGCAGATCAATACGGTCATTCAGAATGTAAATGAGGGCAAGGCTAATGTCGATCAGGCTATGGCTTTGGTATCTGATTTTGGCGAAGCACTTAACGTATTTGAAGTTGACCGCAAGTCTTCAACGTTCAGCCCTTTAAGCAAAAATGACATCTTGAAGCTGCAAATGCTTCGTAGGTCGCAAGAGCGATATCAAAAGGACTTGCGTGATCTCCTATTGGTGGCAGATCCGGCTCTTCTGAAAAGCTATGACGAAGCGATCTGGCAGCAAGAAAAAGACAGAAAGGCTCACCAAGCTATGTTGAACAGGAAACGCAAAGAACGTGAAAAGCTGATGCACGACATTGCAGTTGGAGGGGTGTCTTTAGTTGTTGGCGGCAGTGTGGCCGTCGGCATGTTGTACTTAATTATCAAAGCATTTGGGCCTTAGTTATGAACGCAAAGCGGTTAGAAGAAGGTAGTGAGTACGCTGAATATGACGCAGATGGTGATGGCATAGTCTCTGATGCAGAGATAGAAACTAGCAAAGAGCTACTTGAGCTACGGCTACACCATGAACGAGCCGATGCACAACGGGCTATGAGTTGGTTTGCGCTGTGGGGAATGTTGTTATACCCGTCACTAGTTGTCGCATCAGAGTTCTTTGGGATGAACCAAGCTGCAACGATCCTTGGCGACATGGCAGCAGTCTACTTCGTGTCCGTTGCTGGTATCTTGGCTGCATTTTTTGGCGCCCAGGCATGGTCAAACAGGAAGTGATATGTGGCAAATAGCGGGGGCCCTAGGTGTGGCGTTACTGATAACGGGCGGTGCTTTCAAAATGTATGCTGACAAGTCAGAGGCCGAGAAACAACAAATGGCTACTCAACTTCGCGTTTCGGCAGATAACCAATTAGTTCTTGAAAACAGCATTACTAACTTGAATGACCAGTTGGTAAAAGCAGAACAGCGGCAGCAGGCCATACTTGATCGCGTTAACGAATTGCAGGCTCAAAACGCCCAGGCGCAAGCGGAGGTGGAGTCGATCAGAAAAAAGTTCGCCAAGCACGACATGACTGTACTTTCCTTACGAAAGCCGGGGTTGATACAGAACATAATCAATCGCGGAACAAAGGAGGTGCTGAGTGATCTGGAAGCTATTACCGATCCTTCTACTTAGCGGCTGCGGTCTTATCGGACGTGAGCCATACGTCCCTGAAACAAAGCAAGTTGAGGTCGTTACGGTAGTGCAACCGGCAGCGGTCTACCATCCGCCTTTACCGAATGCCGTTTCCATGGCACCCGTTGAGTGGAAGGTGCTGACTCCAGACACCATGCGCGAATACTTGGCAGACCTTGATGAAGGTAACGCTCCAATGAATGCGTACTATGGGGTGTCGCCAAAAGGCTATGAGAACTTGTCATTCAACATGGCTGAACTAAAGAGGTATATACGACAGGTTTTATCTATAATCGATTACTACAAAGAGTTATCGGAAAATACTGATGGACCTGGAGGGGATACTACAGATTGATATAAACATTACGGACTTGTGCAATCGCACCTGTTCGTTCTGCCCACGATCTGACGCATCCATATACCCCAACAACAATCAGAACATGAGTCTGGAATTGTTTGATCGGATCATGGACCAGATTGAAGAATGGCGATTCAGCGGCGTTGTCATTCTGGCAGGTCGAGGGGAAAGCACAAATCACCCTCAGTTCGATAAGATAATCCATCGGTTGCTTCGTAAACCCAGAAGATACCGCGCACAGGTAACGACAAACGGATGGCGTCTTGATCGTTACTGGAAATACTATCGTCAGCTAGACAACCTTGTGCTTAACACTTACACGACGGAAGAAGACTTCAAGGCTAGACGAGCGAAGTACTCTCGTCTGAATAACGGTGAGCGGATTGAGGACTATTGGAAGCCTGACGGCGGATCAGTTGAGGATGTAAATGAGCTTCCTGATTATGCTGACCCGAAGGGTAGGCCGATTAGATGGAAGCATCAATTCAATCACAGGGCTGGGTTGATAGCTGGCGGCACTGCTGTGAAGGGGCCGTGCGTTCATCCCATGAGGGGCATATTCATTAACTTCGATGGGCATTTGCAGATGTGCTGCAACGATTGGTCGCACCAAATCGGGTTTGGCAACGTCAAAGACGTAAACCTGTTTAGGGAGTGGCGTGACAACAAAGAGTTAAAGCGCATTTCTACTGAGCTTATAAACGGCAACAGGGATGTTGTTGCTCCATGTGCGTCATGTGACGTAAGTTGTGCTAAACCAAAAATTGTGGAGCAATACAAGCGTTGGATATAACTAAGTTCAAACTGAAGTGGCTTAAAGTAGGTGGTGCGCTGCGTCGTTTATACAAGAACCCGAATGATCTTGAAGCTGTGTTTATCATCTTTAACTGGTTATCTACGCGCTCTGTTCGCAAGCAGTATGAAAGATTCCGCCGTACCCCAGTAGGATCAAGGGTTATTGTAAACAACGAGTCGCTAGTGAGCTTGTTGGATGACGTAAAACGCTTGCAAGCTATGCCTGTGGGTAGCCTTGGCAATGAATATGCAAAGTTCTTAGTAGAGTCAGGTCAATCTACTGAACAGTTTGTAGGGGATACCAAGAACAAGGGCGAAAAGCCCTCAGAGTCAGGGTTTAATACCTACATCAAGTGGTACAGAGATCAGCATGATTTGACTCATACGGTGACGGGGTACGAGCGCAACCCCTTTAGCGAAGTAATTCTGCTCTGGTTCGTGCAAGGAAACTTTGCAAATTTTGGAATGGTCGTAATGACTCTACCCATGACAATCACTCATGCTCGAAAGAAGGGTTGGGGTGTCTTTGGCGTATCCTTTGAGGCATACATGAACGGGCGCAAGGCGCAATGGCTTTCCGGCATGGATTGGCCTGCATTGCTATCAATGCCTCTTGAAGATGTTAAGACATCAATGAACATAGAAGTTCCTGTTAAGTATCAAGATCTTATGTTCAGATTAAGACAGTCTAAGAAGGAGAAAGGTTATGAGCAGGTTGGTTGAGATGATTAGGCGACATGAAGGTGTGCGTAGCCATGTATACCTGTGCTCTGCTGGCTACGAAACTGTGGGTGTTGGGCGAAATATCAGCGAGTCTGGGCTAGGGCTATCTGATGATGAGATCGACTACCTGCTTGAAAACGATATCAAGCGAGTCAGGAAGGAGCTTTCAGAAGCATACGATTGGTTTGAAGACTTAAACGAAGCTAGACGTGACGCAATGATTGATATTTGCTTCAATCTTGGTTTGACTAGGCTTCGTGGCTTCGTGAACGCGCTAGAAGCTATGTCGCGGCAACAGTTTGACATAGCTGCCGATGAGTTCATGGACAGCAAGTGGGCTAATCAAGTTGGAACGAGAGCTTTGCGAATTACTGAAATGATAAGAGATGGTGAGTACGCCTAATGCCTTTGCAAAAGTTCATATTCAACCCTGGTATTAACAAAGAGGGCACTGACTACACCGCTGAAGGCGGCTGGTCTAACGGCAATCTTGTCCGATTTCGTCAAGGTTTGGCAGAAAAAATCGGTGGCTGGGTTAAATATTTAAGTAGTTCTTATGAGGGAACAGGCAGAAAGCTGCTGGGCTGGACGGCTGTTGATGGAACTAAGCTTCTTGGCATTGGCACCAGAAGCAAATTGTACATTTCGTCGGACTCAAACTATAGCGACATAACGCCGGTTCGCTCAACCACTGCGGCAGGCGACGTAACTTTTGGCGCTACGAATACGTCTAGCTCTATCACCGTCACAGACACCGCTCACGGAGCATCTCTAGGCGATTTTGTAACTTTCAGCGGGGCCGCAACGCTAGGCGGCAACATAACTGCTGAGGTCCTCAACCAAGAGTATGAGATCGAAGT